GTTATATTTACATATCAAAAATGGGGATTTTATAATATGAAACCAATTACAATTACATTTGATTCTTTTGAAGAGTTCGAGAATATAACTGGATTGCTACATGGTAGAAGAATTTCAAGAGGACTTCGTGTTCAGAAATCAATATATCAACACATTAAAAATTCAAATAAACATTTGGAAGTTCATCACGAGTACACAATTGACTTACCAAAAGGTGGTCAAAAAAAGACACATGATATCGATATAGTAATCGTGAACACTAATGAAGTTTACGCTTTCGATAGTAAAAGTAAGTCTTTTAACGCGACACAAGATGCTCAAGGTGTTCTTGATGAATACAAAAAGTATATCAGTATATTAGAGGATATCTTCCCTAACAAAAAAATTGAATATGGTGTATTAAAAGAGGAGTGGGATAATCCAAAAAAGAGAAAAGATAGTAGATATACATATATGAATACCAGAGGTGTTAAGGTGTTTGATACATATAATTTCATGAAAAAAAACTATGGTGTAACCAAAGAACAATTGATTGATGAAGTCAATTCAGAAATACTAAATGAGGTAAGAGGTATAAGTGAAACCACTAATTAAGTGGAGTGGTGGTAAATCCAAAGAGTTACCAATAGTACATCAGTATAAACCAAATTCATTCAATGTGTATCACGAACCATTCATTGGTGGTGGAGCATCATGGTTGAACTTAAACCATAACAAAAATGTTGTATCGGATAACTTTGTAGAATTAATAGAGTTCTACAACACCATCAAAGAATACAAACAAGAATGTATCGATTATATCAATAATGTTGCCTTGGAGTACAATTGTATAGATAAAACACCCTTGACCAAGGAAGAGTTTGGTGAGCTGGGTAAGAAATACTATTATCATTATAGAGATAATGAATTTACAGAGCCATTGGAGAGGGCATTAAAGTTTTATGTATTGAGACAACTATCCTTTTCAGGCATGTTGAGGTTTTCCAAAGCTGGTAAGTACAATATTCCTTTTGGTTGGTATAAAAATATGAAGGTATTGGATTACAATGATGATCTGTTTAATCTATTGGACAATACTGATATAATATGTGGTGATTGGAAGAGTGGATTATCCAATGTAACTGATAAAGATTTTGTGTTCTTCGATCCACCATACACAAGAAAGTTTCAAACATATTCACCATATGGTGTGTTTGGAGAAACAGAACACTTAGAATTATCTGAATGGTTTAAGTCATCGCCATCTAATAATATGATTATTTTAAATAAAGATGATTTTACATATCCATTGTATAAGGATTATATTGTGGATGAGTATGATTATAAATATTCTATTCAGTATAGGGATAGGATGAAACATGAGGATAGTAATACAATTCATTTTGTTGCTATAAACTATGAAAAAAGTATTGATATTTCAAATTTTATTTAGTAAATTATAATATGTATCAGAATATTTGGTGTGAAAAAAGAGGTGGTAATCAAGTAGAAGTTCATCTGTGGGATGATGTTGCTGGTTATCAAAATTTTATATTTAAGAATTATGCCTATATTCGTGATGGAAGTGGACAATATCGTTCCATTTATGGAGATAAGTTAAAGAAGGTAACTTATTGGACAGAAGAAGATTTTAAAACAGGTAGAGTATTCGAATCGGATATACCATTAGAAACAAGAATACTTTTAGATAGATATTCAGATTCAGACGAACCATCAAAAGACCACAGAGAATTATTTTTTGATATAGAGGTAGAGGTTACAGATGGTTTTCCTGAACCATCAAAAGCTAATAATAAGGTTACTTCGATTGCCATGTATACTAAACATGATGATAAATACTATGTGTGTGTTTTAGGTGACCGTGATCCGAGTTTGCCTCCATTGACAGATAAAAAAGGCACATTGATAAAATTCTTTCGTAATGAAAATGATTTGTTACAGGCTTTTCTTAGGTTTTGGATAGAACTTAAACCAACCATTGTTACTGGTTGGAATACAAATGGGTTTGATATTCCTTATTTATATAATCGTATTTCAAAAGTTTTGGGTGAAGAATTTGCTAATGCTCTTTCGCCAATACAAATTGTAAAGTATAATCCAAACAAAAAGATGTATCGGATTGCTGGTGTTAGTTCATTGGATTATTTAGACCTTTACAGAAAATTTACATATACACAACAATCAAGTTATCGTTTAGACCATATCGGAACATTAGAGGTAGGTTTGGGTAAGGTTGAATATGAGGGTACATTAGATGACTTGTATAAAAATGATATTGACAAGTTCATAGAGTATAACTTGAATGATGTTAAGATTGTTAAAGCACTTGATGAGAAATTGAAGTTGATTGATTTGGCAAAGGGTGTATCTCACTTAGGTAGAATACCTTATGAAGAAGTATACTTTAGTTCTCGTTATATCGAGGGTGCGATGTTAGTCTATCTTCGTAGTTTGAATTTGGTTGCGCCAAGTAAATTACCAAATGTAAGTTATGATGGCTCTGATGGTAGATTTAGTGGTGCTTATGTTAAGAGTCCTGAACCAGGTCGTTATGATTGGGTATTTGATTTGGATTTGACTTCTATGTATCCTAGTATTATTATGAGTTTGAACATGTCGCCAGAAACTAAAATAGGTAAGATTAATGGTTGGGATGCGGAAGAATTTATCAAAGGTGTAGATAAACATCATTCTGTAGAAAAGGATGGTAAAGTTATTCAGACCTTTTCGAGTGGACAGTTGAAAGATTTTTTCAACAAAAATAATGTATCTATTTCATCTAATGGTGTGATATATGATTTATCTAAAAAAGGTGTCATACCAGCTATCTTGGAAAAGTGGTTCAATGAAAGAGTTGAGTATAGAGGACTTGCCAAGAAATATGGTGAAGAAGGTAATGATGAATTATATGGATACTTTAATAGACGACAACATGTTCAAAAGATTTTACTTAATAGTTTGTATGGTGTTTTGGGTTTAACTGTATTTAGGTTTTATGACATTGATAATGCTGAGGGAACTACAACAACTGGTGTTCAGTTGATTAAGTTTACAGAGAAGATTGCAAATAGTTATTACAATAAAATATTAAAGGATGATAAAGATTATTGTATCTATACTGATACCGATTCGGTTTTCTATTCTGCTTTACCATTGGTTAAAAACAGATTACCAAATGCCGATACAACTGATGATAAGTTTATGACCGAACAAATCTTGGATATTGCTAGTGAGGTTCAAGATTATATTAATAAGTCTTATGATTATTTCTCAAGTAAGTTTTTGAATATTCATGATGGTCATCGATTTGAGATTAAACAAGAGTTGATTGCCAAGTCTGCTTTTTGGGTTACAAAGAAAAGATATGGTCAATGGATTATTAACGATGGTGGTTTGGAAGTAGAGAAACTAGATGTTAAAGGTTTGGACATTGTTCGTAGTTCATTCCCACCAGCATTTCGTGACTTTATGACTAAGGTGTTGAAAGCTATATTGGCTAAAGTGGACAAGGAAAAGATTGATGAGTTTATTTTGAATTTTAAAAAGAGTTTAAATGACCACGACCTTGTAGATATATCGTTACCAAGTGGTGTCAAGGGTATAAAAAAATACACGAAGAAAAAGACAAAACATGGTTTTGGTGGTAAGTCTATGTTCACAGAAATGGAAAAGGGTGCACCAGTTCATGTCAAAGCTTCGGTTATTTATAATGACTTGTTAAAACATTTTAAAGTCAATAATCACGAGCAGATTAGAAATAGTAGTAAAATCAAATGGGTTTATTTGAAAGACAATCCATTTAATATTGATGCTATTGCTTACAAGGGTTATGATGATCCCAAAGAAATAATGGATTTTATAAATCAATATGTTGATAGAGATAAGTTATTTGATAAGGCATTAAAGAAGAAAATAGAGTTGTTCTACGAAAGTATGAAGTGGGATATGCCCGTAGATAAAAAAGTTTCAATCGAAAGGTTTTTTTGATTGACTTTTACAATAAAAAGTATTAAATTAAATCATAATAGGAGAAACTATGAATAAAATAACGCTGGATACTTTTATCCAAAAATACAATCTTGGTGGAAATGTAAATTCTGTCAAGTGGGAGTCGGATGGAAGTACATTATCCACACGATTCATTTCACCAGACAAAAGTCTATTAGGACAATTGACTTTGACAAAACAAACTTTACCTGAGTTTGAAGTTGGTGTTTATGACACACCATTATTGTCTAAGATGTTAGGTACTTTAGCCGATAAGGTTGATTTTACTTTGACAGAAGTTGACAATACTCCAGTTGCTTTTCATTTAACTGATTCAGTTATATCAGCTGATTATGTATTGGCTGCTACTGGTGTTATACCTGATGTACCTGAATTAAAAAATGAACCTGAATACAAGACTTTGGTTAATATCGATAGTCAGTTTATCAATTCATTCATTCGTGGTAAAGGTGCTTTAGCTGATGTTGAAACATTTGCCATTACACCAGTAGATGGTGGTTTGGAATTCACTATTGGTTATAGTGACATAAACTCAAATCGTATCAGTATCAAAGTTCAAAGTGGTGCTGTAAGTTTAACAGAACCAGTTGTATTTAATGCTAATCTTTTCAAAGAACTTTTAAATGCTAATAAAGAGTGTTCAAAGGCAACACTTCAAATTAGTGATAAAGGTTTAGCTCACATCGAATTTAATGTTGATGATTTCAATGTTAAATATTGGTTAGTATCACAACAGGTATAAGATGGAATCACATGGACTATGGGTTGAAAGATATCGACCACAAGACTTATCAACTTATGTTGGTAATGAGCACCTTAAAACTAAAGTTGAGAGGTTTTTAGAAGATGGAAATGTTCCACACTTACTTTTATATGGTAGAGCTGGTGGCGGCAAAACCACACTTGCTAAAATTATTGTTAATAATGTTGAGTGTGATTATCTATATATTAATGCGTCGGATGAACGAAATATAGACTTGGTTCGAGACAAGTTGAAGAACTTTGCTTCTTCAATTGGTTTCAAACCTACCAAAATAGTCATACTGGATGAAGCGGATTATTTAAATGTAAATTCTGCCCAACCAGCTCTTCGTAATTTAATGGAAACATTCTCACAACATTGTCGGTTTATATTGACTTGTAATTATGTTGAGAAAATCATTGAACCTATACAAAGTCGTTGTCAAACATACAAGATAACACCACCATCTAAGAAAGAAGTTGCGTTACATTCCAAGACTATCTTGGAGAAAGAGAACATATCTTTTGACTTAGATGATTTAGCACTTGTGGTAACTGCTGGTTATCCTGATTTACGAAAAGTTATCAATGATTTACAAAGACAATCTATCGATGGTCAGTTGAAAATTGATAAACAAGGAATGTTACATAATGAGTTCAAACTTCAGTTCTTAGAGATGATTCAAAATAACGCTGATATCAGAACTATTCGTAAGTTAGTTGCCGATAGTAGTTTTAGTGATTACACAGAGTTATTTAGATTACTTTATGACGAAGTGGAAACTTTAACTGGTGATAAGATACCAGAATTGATATCTGAAATATCAGTTGGTGCTTATCAAGATGTGTTAGTAGTAGATAAGGAGATTAACTTTATTGCTACAGTATCGAACATATTGAGGAGATTACAATGAGTACAAAACCAATGAAACCATTACCACAACAACAACCACAAATTGATTTGAGTGATGCAGAAACCATGACTTGTCAGAAATGTAATAATAAAATTTTCATACAAGGATATGTCATAAAAAGAATTTCTGCTATTGTATCACCAACTGGTAAAGAGATGATAGCACCAGTTCAAGTATTTAACTGTGGAAACTGTGGTGCAATATTACCATTGGCGGATGTAGATGAACTTATTTAGTTGGATAAACGAACTATTTGTCGGTAAACGAGATTGGGATTCATTTTCGGATGCCGACAAAAAGAAGTTTAGTCCATTTATGGTTAATCGGTATTTGAGTATGGGTGAAGATTATTTACCACTAGTAAATCATTTTCAGAAATTCACAATAGAAGTTATGCCACCCAAGGTAGTATATCAGTTCTATTGTAGTTTACTACCAAAGAAAAAGACTTACTTAAAGTATTTAAGTGGTAAGAAAGAAAAGACAAATGACAAAGTAGTTCCATTTATTATGGAATATTTTGAAGTGAGTAAACTTCAAGCGGCTGAGTATTATGACTTGATGCCAAAAGAAGATTTAAAATTACTGATAAAAAAGTTTGGTAAATCGGATAAAGAGATAAAGGGAATGAGGATTAGATGAATAAGTTATGGATGGCTATTGGCGTGTCTATGATAGGTCACATTGTGGCTTGGTTTCATATGCAAGGTCAATTCAAATATGAATGGGCAAAAAGTTTTTGGTGGATACTTTTGGGTGGTATACCTATAAGTTTCACTTTTTATTATGGAACTAGATGGTATTATGAATATTTTGGAAATTATTGGTATGTTAGACCAATTGGCTTTGGTATGGGTACTTTGGTTTTTGGTTTATTAACTTGGTTAATGTTAAATGAAGTACCAGATACAAGAACAATAATAAGCTTGATTTTATCAGTTATTATTATTATAATACAATTATCACATGTAATAGTAAAGTAGAGGAAAGTATGAACATAAAAGAGAGAGAGTTAGAAACTAAAATAGCCAATCCTATAGATGATCCAGAGCGTAAACTGAATGTAGTTAATCAAATGGAAAAAGAATGGCCTGAAATGACAACAGAGTTTAAAAAATTACAACGAGAACAATATATTTTGTTTTGTAATAAACAACATGATTATGGTCCTGGTAATATATCTGTGGGAACACAATTACAGACACCAGAGGAAATTAAATTATCATTGACAGGTTTGTGGTTTAGAATGAATGATAAATTACAACGAGTAAAAACATTATTACTCGGTGACAAACAATCTGCAGTAAAGGATGAACCTTTGGAAGATGCATATTTAGATGTTAGTAATTATGGAATAATGGCGACAATAGTCGGTAGAGGAAAATGGGGTAAATAATGAATAAACAATATTGGGGTGAAACAAAACTCAAAGAAAAAAAGAATTCTCAACCTAATAATGAAAAGCACATTTCAGTACAAGATAATAAGATATATTATTATTCAGGTGTAAATAGAGATAGTGCTGTCGAATTAAATAAAAAAATTGGTGAATTGGAAACTAAATCCTTGACTTTATCAAAAACTCTTGGTATATTACCACCACCAATTAAATTATTTATCAACTCAGGTGGTGGTTCGGTAACTGCTGGTATATCATCTATGGATACGATATTGAGATGTCAAGTGCCAGTTGAAACTTATGTTGATGGATTCTCAGCGAGTGCTGCTACTTTTTTAACTGTTGTTGGTAAAAAAAGATATATGAGTAGAAATTCTTATATGTTAGTTCATCAGTTATCAAGTAGTTTTTGGGGAACTTATGCTAACTTTGAGGATGAGAAACAAAATCTTGATTTAATGATGAAAACTGTAAAAGATGTTTATAAAAAATACACTAAACTACCTATGAAGAAACTTGATGAAATATTGAAACATGATTTAATGTGGGATGCTCAGACTTGTTTGGATTATGGTATGATTGACGAGATAGTATGAAGTCGATATCACATTCACAGTTTACATCTTATAACGAATGTAATCTAAAGTGGAAACTTAGGTACATTGATAAATTAAGTTTATCTGGTGGTAATATTCACACTTTATTTGGTTCTGCTATGCATACGGTACTTCAAGAGTATTTAGTGACTATGTATAATAAATCAATCGTGGAAGCTGATAAGTTAGATTTAGAAAGTATGTTAAAAGACGAGATGATAAAAGAATTTAATATCATCAAGGCGAGATGGAAAACAATACCTTGTGAACAAAAAGACCTTGTGGAGTTTTATCAAGATGGTGTTGAGATAATTAAACATTTTCATAAACATCGTAATAAGTATTTTATGAAAAAGAATTATGAATTGATTGGCGTTGAAGTTCCTATTTTTATGAATATACAAGAAGGTGTTCAATTAAAGAGTTTTCTTGATGTAGTTATTAGAAATAAAATTTCTGGCACTATCACTATT